AAGAAGAGAGAGAGTGGCGGTGGAATCACGTGCTAAAAAACCGAAAGCCTTTGCTCTTTGACTCAGAATAAATTCGTCCGGCATTTTATCTTGACGGCTAAAGTTGCATCGCTTACAGGCTGCGACGAGGTTGGACGGCTCATCGGTGCCACCGCGAGCCACCGGCACCACATGATCACAGGTTGTGGCGTCTGCTCCGCACCAATAGCACTCATATCCATCACGCTGCAAGATCCTTAGTCGTATCTTCTTCCAGTGTGTGGAGTTGGACTTGCGCTGGCTGTGCATTGTCATGGCCTAATGGTAGCCATTGGCTTTGAAGAATTCCCACGCTTTGCATGGAGTTGAATATCGTCCAGCGATATAGCGGAGCGTCCAGTCAATTTGACGGTATCCATCTAGCTCTCTGTACTTTGTGTTACGCATCTGGCCAATTCCGTAATGAGATCCATTCTTGGCCTTTGGATTCCAGTGTCGATTCTCTCTATCGATCAGAGCTATGAAGCATCGAGTCTCTGTCCAGTTAATGATGCGACTATGTGCATACATCTTGTAATGATCTGCATCGCTTTGAGTGCCTATAGCTTGTGCACTTGGAATCGTCGTTTGTAATGCAAGGCCTATGAATAGGCATAGGAGTGGCCTTAGCTGCATTCGCGCTTGCGAGCTATCCGCCTCAGCGGCTCGCTTTACGCGATGACAGCGTACTGCCTTCGTCAAGTTACTCGCTAGTATGTGTATAACTTCAACGGGATTTCGGCGTGTCGTCCATAGGTTATCCACAGGCTGTGAATATCTTTTCATTTAGATCCGCCCCATCCTTTGCCCTTGAATATCGCCGGAGTTGCAGAGTAGACGCGCTTCATTGGAATCATGCAGCTCTCGCAATATGGGTCGCGACTTAGTTGATCAGTGATTGGCCGAGATATTGTCATGACCTTTTCACACATCCCACAGCTGTATTCGTAGTCAGCCATTGATGGCATCCGATCTATCCATCACGCCAATCACGCCACAGCCTAAGCATTGAACGCAGACATGAGAATCGCCAAGATTAAATTCAGCGATGATCGCGTGTTTCTGGACTTTCTTTTCTATCCGGCACTCATAACGCAGCTGCTCCATGTGAGCTCCTAACTAAGTTTTCCATCGGTTGAAGATCGCGCATATTGATCCACCATGAATCCTGTGTGGCTTTCTTAAAGCGTGGCCGCTTGGCCATCGCTACCGGTATCCAGCCGACGATATGAAACTCCGGAGACTTTCCCGTGACCATCACTGCCACGTCCGTGATCCTGTCATTCGGATAGATGATGAGATGAAATCCATTCTCTGTGTGTTTGACTTCGAACTTGTCGCCTACGTCAGCTTCAGTCTTGTAAGTGTCTTTGAATGGATTGAACTCATATCCAAGGAATTTAGCCACTAGCCATTCGGCTTCCGTAGCTTGTGCTAGCTCTGTGACTCTGTCGTGAAAATTGAGTCCACGATTGTATCGCTGCTCTGATCCCATGACTTGATCCGGTGTTGCACATAATCGCTTCAGAGCTGCGACATGACAGAGCTGTTGCATTTCAAGAGTTGATTTGTATTTCATTGAGTCATTCCGCATTTGACGCATTCGCGCCATTGTCGATCTGTCTTGTCCGTGCAGAAGATCCAGACGTGCCAGCACAGCTTCTTCATTTGGCACACTGATAGCAGAAGAAGAGAATGCTCTGGCCGTCAATTCGCTCCATGACGCCTTCGCTTTTAGGTATGGCTTTCGTGCACTTGTCACAGTAATCCCATGCACCGGCTTTGAATACTTCAATCGCTCCCATGTTAAATCTGTGGTTTCCATGTGCCGCCGCTTGTCATGACGTACCAGAGTGGATCACATTGAGAAGCTTTTGACTTCTCTGTGCAGCTGAAATTCGCCCACGCTTTCCCAGTTTTTTGGCTCGTTCCCTCACGCCATATTCGAGATCCGTGAACACATCTCGGAGCTTCTGCCAAGACTTCAGCTCCGATTTTGTCTGTGATGGCGTCAATCGCTGATCCGATGTTCGGCATTCCTACATCCAGCGAGATAGCCCATGGATCTTCATTGGCTGCTTTTGCCAGAGCTGCATCGCTGTGCTCGACCTGCTCCATATTCTGTCGAGTCGGACGCGTATTGCTCACGCCTTCCGGCAGATTGATAGCACCGAGCACGAGATTTAAGCTGCGCCCGATTGCGCTGGAGACTGTGTCTTCGACGTACCATTTTTTCATCTGGACGTTATATGTCGAGACGTGTCCGAATGCGTAATCGATGCCGGCGGCCAATGTGTCATCGCTTTGACGATAGACACGAGCTTCGACAAGTATGTATCCGTCTTTTGCGTTGAAGTCGATGATTGATGTCTCGATGCGGCCTGTGGTGAATGTCTTTTGGAATCGCGCTATACGAGCGGCGATGTCTTCGTATCCATCCAAGAAGCTCATCGTGAGATCTCCTTACTTACCATGTGGCGTGATACTGCGCGGCCGCGTAGATAACCTTCACGCTGGCCATCTTTAAGTCCGATTGAATATCCAATCATGAGCATGAGCCCCATGAGCAGAATGATGCAGATCCACATCTGCACGAATTCGAATGTTGTCATTGTATTGCTCCCGAATCTGAGAGCTGCGCTTCAGCTCCCTGCCAGAAGCGTGACGGATAGAGCTGACATCGTCAAGAATCGCGCTCGGCTTTCGGCGTGTCTTCCACCGATTTCGGCTTGTCTTTAAGTCCATTTGAAGCCAAGACTGATCCGAGAGCTCCGGTCAAGAAGATGGTGAGTGTTGAAAGAAGCTCGATGAATGCTCTGTCATTAGGAGCTTGATCTCCAAGCGGCTGAGTTACGAAGATGAGTGCATAGAGCATTCCGGCCACTGAGAAGCAGAATGTCGCAGCTAGCACGACTCCGATGAATACGATGAGCCGAGCTTTAAGCTGCTCATTTGTGTAGCGACGAGAGTGCTTCACGCGGATCGTATCCGAAGATGTCTTCTGTGCACGTACCTTGCGCCTTGCACTGTGGCGGATTGCATTCTGGAGCATCCCAGTTCTCGAAGAGTTGGCAGTCATATCGTGTCCATCCTTGATAGGCGCACGACGACAGCGAAAGGACTAGCCCCATTCCAATCGCCGCCGTCAATGCTTTCGAAATCACTTTCCCTTTGTGATCCCGAACGATGCGTCTGATGGATTCAAGAAGCGAAGAATGACGGGCAGTACGGCAGCTAAGCCGGCCATGCCAATAGTCTTCGGATCTGTCTGTCCGGCCATGTAGACGGCCAGTGATGCGGCTAAGAATGAGCGAAGCCACGATGCTGCGATTGATTGGATCTGTTTCATTTTTTCTTGCCTTTCTTGGGAGCTTCATCTGGAATCTCCACAGCTGGATATTCTCCCGAATATGCAAGAAGCTTAGGCCGAGCAAAGCCGACGATTTCTTTTCCAATAGCACGACGCTTGATCATGACCATTCCGCCATTACGTTGATCGCCTGTTCCGGATGTATTACCTTCGACGCAGATCACTGAAGTCGCTCCGGCTTTTACGACAATGCCGATGTGTGAAATTCGGTCGATGCCGTCATGTGGGAAGTCCATAAAGCAGAGATCTCCTACCTGTGGCTTTTCTGCAATCCAGCGGCCGAGATCTTTCATCTTATTAGCTCCGGCAGCTGTAGAGACCATTGATGGAATCTTGATGCCAGCTTGATCAGCGCACCAATTCACGAATGATCCGCACCATGGCAAGCCGTCGGCCTTCATAAATTTTCCGTACTTCGTCAGATTGTCGCCTTCTTCAATCGTGCCGACTTCTGTCAATGCTACTTCGACGAGTCGAGCAGCTGTGCCAGTCGGATACGTCACGGAATTAGCGGCAATTCAATTAGACGCGGATTACTTTTAGAAGCTGGAAGATCTCTTAACGATTTGCGATAAGTTGCCCATGCAGCTTGATCCACCGGAGCATCTGCAATCTGTGTCCAATCTGTGCGCGCTAATTCAGTATCACGCCAATAACGTAACCGAGCTAAATAAATTTCATCTGATACGTCGTCGTCATTTCCTAGATTTGAAATAAATTTTGTCATTATGCCACCTCAAAAACTATTGAACATTGAAAGGTGCGATTGTTTGCACACGGATTGCTATTGTCATTATTGACAATTTGAAATTGTGTGGCCGTAGATAAAAAAATCTGACCAGAAATGCCAGTTGATATTACTTCTCGCCACGTTCCTGTCGCATAACTTGTCGGAGTGAAAGGAGTTGTAATAAGCGCACCGCCGGCCGTTCCATTTGTTGTTATAGCCACTTGCACTTTTGTTAGGCAAACTTTGCCAATTCTTTTATATAATCCAGTAACCGTCGCGCTTGTAAATGAGCCAGTGGTGGCGCTCAAAGTAGGCGTGTAACTTGTGTAAGCACCAGCGTCCCATTTTAGACCTGTGCTTTCGCTTGCCAATGCTTGCAAGAATCCGTAATCCGCACCAACGGCCAAGCGAGCCGGTGTGTCTGCCGCCGTTGCCGCAATTAAATCACCTTTTGCATCGACGATTGCATTTTGAATCGCGTTTGTGTCGTCGGTTGTGACCCATGTGAAATCCATGTCCGTGCCAGTTGTCTTTGATAAGACTTGACCGGTCGTACCACCTTTAAGGTCGCCCATCGATGAATCGATTGATGATCCGAGTGTACGAATCGCGGACGCTCCATCTTTTACGAGATCGGTGTTGTCTGGTGTGACCCAACCGAAATTCGTCGTCGTTGCCATGTCTTCTCCTTCTGTCTAGGCGACTATTGTCGCATTATCCCATATTAAAGTCGGTGATAAAGTGCTCCATGTCTCAGAAATTGACACGTCTTGCCATTTCACGAATTGCAAGCTGTAAGCCACCGGAGACAGATTGACCGTCAGAGCCAGTCGATTATATGAAGTCGAAAATGTAAAGCCCTCCACGAATCCTTGAAATGTGCCGCCATTCATGTTTGCCGGTAGATCGACGATATTGACCGGCAAGCCCATGAAGATTTTGAGCAAATCATCTCGATCGGTGTCATCGAGCTCTGAATTCGTCAGCTCATAGTTCAGAGTCTTGAAGATGTCCGATGGATTAGCTCTGAGAGAAAGATAAAAGTTGGCCTGTGTTGTGGCATCAGCTGAATTGTGAAGAGTCGTCGTGACGATATAACCTTGTTGGCCATAGGTTGCAATCGAAGTCACGTCTGTGGCTGATTGCTCGGATGAAGATGTGGCGTCGTATTTAATCGTCACCGAATTGCGAAGATCTCCAGTACGTCTGGCGATTGAAATTCCGTTGGCCAGAGCGTCATTAGCTGAAAGATCGCTGTATCCATTAGCTGCGAGATATTGGCTTCGATGTGTTGCATCGGCATAGCAGATTTGACCAGATCCGTTTTCATACAGATAACCAAGTCCAGACGTGGCAAGACCGGAGACGATATTGAGAGCTGTATTTCGTGATGATGATCGAGCTGCTAATTCATAATCACCTGGCTGATCTATCTCGCCGATTCCTGTATTTTCAGCATCGAGCCACTCTGTCGTCGGATTGTATGCAGCCCATGTCAGAGCTGGCGGCGTCGAATTCCATGTGTTAAAAAGAAGCGGCTCTAAGATGTCATAGATTTGATTTCCGTCATAATCTTTTGACAAGACTCCATCGACCAGAATTTTGGCAAGCTTGGCCAGAGCTCCCATCGCGATGATCTTGATTGATTGCGTGACCATAATTGTTCCTGCGCTTCGCACCGTCTGAGATATATCCGTGACGAATCCGCCGAAGATTGGCACGAATGTGCCTGTCGAATCTTTGACTTGAATTGCTATCTGATCATTAAGATCTGCGGCGATTGTCTGCTCTTCGTCCAGATTGATAATCTCGACCGAGCAATATCCGGCGGCCGGTTGGACGTAGAAGTCAGTACGACCGGACGTGATTGAAAGATTAGCCAGAATTATGTCTGTGTAATCGATGCCGCCGATTGTGACCGACCAGACCGGAGACCAGTCGCTCATCGGTCGTAAGCTCCCACTGTGGAGCTAATACCGCCACGAGCGAGCGAGTCTTGGAATACTTGTTCGACTGCTCTCGCTGCGCCTTCTGGATCGCCCACGACGCCCATATTGACTGTAATCATCGTGGCAGCTTCTCCGCGGCGGAATGACCCGACGTTGAATGATCCTGTGTCTGGAGTAGCTCCCAGAGCTTCAGCTTGACTCTGCAAGACATTGAATTCTTTTGTCAGAGCACTGAGCTGTGCTCTTCCTGCACTTTTGCTAATTCCACCAGTATCGACCAAGAATTGTAATTCTGTAAATTTGTCTGAAATACCTGTCAATCGACTCACAAGATTGTTCAAGCTTGTCGCACCGCTTGGAGTCATGACGCCAGTACCACCACCGCCGCCGCCACCGCCGCCGCCACCGAATCCACCACCACCAACCCCACCACCACCACCAGCTGATCCGCTGAGATATGTGCCGGATTGAATTGGATTTGATCCACCACCGCCGAAATCTGTGGAAGTGTCTGAAGAGTTAGCCAGAGCATTAGCTCCAGCCAAGACTCCAGCTGCCAGAGCTACAGCTCCGACTCCGAGAAGCGGATTCAGAGCGAATGCAGAAGCTACGCCAGCGACGATCGATGAAGCTTTGAGAGCGTTGTATGCCACGATGAGACTTTTAATCAGAGCGATGGTCGCAGTAACTCCAGCTGCAATCTTTGACGCTACGAATATGCCAGCGATTACTGCACCGACGACCAATAATTCTTCTTTGAAATCGACGATTGTCTTGATCAGACTTCTAACTCTCTCGCCCCATTCGTACATATTTTTTTGAGATTCGGTGAGACTTGATTTCAATCCTGCATTTCCAGTCAAGCCGCCAATGAATCCATCGATTGCCGGAATAAGAGTCTCTAGCACGAAAGTCGCAAGCTTCTCGGCTACCGGTAGAAGAGCCGCTCCAATAGCTTCTTTCGATTCTTGGATGGCAATCGACATCGATCTGAATCGAGCTTCAGCTGTCTTGGCTTGATTCTCTGAAAAATTGCCGTAAGTCTTTGTGAGATCTTTGACAATCTGGTCATTCGAAGCAGTCTTCAGATAGTTTTCATCGAGTCCGAGACCGAGTTTCTTCAGAGCTGTATTAGATCCCTCATGGCTCTTCGCGAGTGCGTTTGTCGTTACTTCCAGCGATTTTCCGCTTGCGGCACTTAGGTCAAGCGCAAGAGCTAAGAGATCCTGTGACTCCTGAACGTCTCCGGTACTTCTGGCCAATCGAGCCAGAGCCGGACGAATCTGGTCATCGGTGACGGCCGCCGCGATTGAAGTCTTTGTGACATAGCGATCGATGCCGGCAATTTGTTGAGCCGTTGCATCTGTGGTCGCTTTGATTGTGTCGGTGAGCTTCTTCTGTGCAGCTTGATCCTGTGCGGCAGCTTTGACAGCTGAGACCGCGAATGCAGTGACGGCTGCTCCGGCGACTGCGAATGCTAGAGCTGCTTTCTTTCCGAAGTCTGCGACACGGCTGCCGAAGCTCTGGACTTCACCGGTCGCGCTTTTGACTCCCTTTTTTAATTCATCGAGATCCGCGTCGAACGTGATTTTGACTTTTGGAATTCCGGCCATTAGTTAAGACCCACTCTCTTCACGACATCTTGAATGAGCTGGATATATTCTTTTGCGACTATTGGCGTGTAGTAATCGACGGCTGGATTGATCCAGTAACCGCCTTTCTTCGGAGCAGCTTTGAATCGGTTTGTGTATTTACGACCAATGGCATCGACGCCAGCATGGCCGCCGAATTCTGTGCCCCATAGAAGAGCTCCGGCTGGAGCTTGATTCTGACGGACTTTGCTCTTTCCATTCTTTGAAGTCTCGCCGCCCCATTTACGACCGACCTTCTTTGATCCACCGACATCGACGCGAATGAGTCGATCGCGTGGCGTTGAAATTGTCTGTGCCACGAGACGAGTCTGTGGAGCTGGAGCACCGTGCGAATACATAAGAAGCTGACCAGCTAGACGCTTTGACATCATCTGCGCTTGATTGCGAATCTCATCCTGAGAATCTTTTGGTAAAGCTGCAAGAAGCTGGAAGAGTTGCTTCAGCTGATACGGCTCGACTTCGATCGTCACACGACCTTGTCCGCTAGCTGCCATTTCTCTTCTCCAGAATCTCGATTGCCGTGTGTACGTCTTCAGCTGTTTCGAATTCGCTCCGAGACTGACCTGTCGCGATGGCCAGTTCCCAGAGCAATCGATTTAGACTTCCGACGCTGTAGCTTTTGGGCTGGATTCACCGACTTGAATGTCTGAGACGCCTTCTGCCCATGCTTCGAATGGCTTGACCGGCTTGCCAGCTGCTTCGCGCTTCATAGCGTGATATGCCAGAAAGAGAAGATCCGCGACTCCGATCTTGTCTTGCGCTTGGCTAATGGTGTTGCCAGTCTTCTGCTCCCACTTCATCCACTCCGGCGGAGCGGCTGTGAAAGTAGATTCCTCGCCATTTTGATATTGAATTGTTATTGGTAGTTTCATGCTCCCGATTCCTTATCTCTTAGCTGAATGTTTCTGTTGGTGTTGTTAATACTGTGAATGATAGCGAGACAGTCTGTGCGCTTGGTGCTGCACCGCCGGCGGATGGATATACCGGCAAGACGTTGAATGCGAAGACCGCTCCAGTTGCAGCTGTAAGCGATGCCGCTAGAGCTGTGTTCGGTGCGGATTCAGTAGCTGTCCAGAGAGCTTCGCAGAGTGATCCGGCTGCGCCCCAGTCGCTTAGCATCTCGACGTCAAATGTCCATGTGTCATCGATGTGACGATAGACCTTTCCATCGAGTGTCTGATATGCGTCAATGGTTGGAGAGTTAGACAGAATTGCGGATGTTGCTTGTGCGTCGTAATTTACAGTCGCGATCGTCAAAGTCAGATCGCGTCCGGTGATGACGGTCGTGGCCATAGTTGGTGCTCCTTAGTTCGTTTGAGTGTATCGAGTGGTAACTTCGATTTCGGCTGCCAAGATTTCAGATCCCGAAGCTAAAAGCTGCGGAGTCGGATTCGAGATTGCGCCGATTTCGTATCCAGCCGGCAGAGCGGCCAGAATGCTAATGATGAGCTGCTCGATGTTGTCGAGTGAAGCTGCGTTGGAGTAAGAAGCAACGCCGACAACGATCATCAGATTGACCTTTGTGCGGACTGTGTTCTTTGTAAAGACTTCAATTTCCAGATATGGATTGGATGGGAGCACCGCTGCGAATGGCACGATGGGAGCTTCCGGTACGGTGTCGTAGACGTTGGCTGTAATGGCCGAGATCTGTGTCTTTAATAAGCCGCGGACATCGACGGCGATTGATGACGCTGGCACTATTGCACCATAGTCTCGACGTCGAGATACGGTTGAAGCAAAGCTGAGACTCTATTGAGAAGACTGCGACCCATTCGGTACGGAGTGCCGGTAAAGTCCACGCCCTCGATCTGGCCGCCGGCAGCTGTTCGGCTCTGGAAGATTTCAATGGATACGGCATACATCGCGCTCTCGATTGCGGGAGTCGCTGCGTAAAGTGTCGCTGCACCATATCCGGAAAGAGTGGCTGTGCCGTTAGGAATGATCGGACGAGCTGTGACATTGGCATTCGTAAGAGCTGCCGTAAATTCTAGATCTAAGACGCTGGCGACTGTGAAAGTGCCGGAGAATGGTGCTGGCAATCCAGCAACGACGACCGATTGACCAACGACGAAATTGTGTGCGCGAGATGTGTAGAAGTATGCCACATTTGATTCGAGCTTATATGAATCGACTGCCACTTGATTTTGAGTTAGTAGCGGCAGAATTACATTCTCTGCTGAGTCGATAATTTGCTCTAAATAAGCATCATTGTAGAGAGAAGAGCTCACGCCAAGGACGGATCGCAGCTGTGACGCTGTAATGATTGACGGCATGAGCTCTTCCCTTTCTACTGCTCGGCCGCCTTCGGGAGCGACGACGGCCGATGATTGTTGTGGATTAAGTTAGATTGAATCGTCTCAGACCACCTGCAAAGACGGCTTGCGCTGCAATGTAACCATAAAGTGAAATTTCAATCTCGCCTGTGGTTGGCACATTTGTGGCCAATGTTAAAGCTGGAGATTCGAAAATTTCGATTGAACGTGGCTCGATGATGAATGCTGACTCATCGATTGAAGTGCTGACCATGTTTGGATCGACATAGTAATCGAGTCCGAGCACGTTTCCGCGAATGCTTGTTGGAATTGCAGATCCGGCATTGTTCATAGGATTTCCAGCGTTGTAAATTGGTCGGCCTGTTGTATCTGTTGCGCTGAGCAAAGTGCTCCAGATAGAAGTACCAGATACAAATGACTTAGCTGTGCGCTTTGTCGCTGTATATGCAGCTGGTGATTCTGTTGATACGAATGAGATTAAGCCAGCGGAATCTGCCGCTGTCGCTGTTGCCTGTGTACCGCCGGCTGTAATTTGTGCAATCACATATTGATCGGTTGCCTGTGCATAAGCATCGCGTAAATTTGCGAGCATAATTTCATAGAAGCTTGGATCTGATCTATCGAGAAGCTCCACGCTGTAGCGTTGGAATCCCATTTTTTTGATTACGGTTGCATTTACATATGCAGAAGTGATCGCTGTTGTGCCAGTTGGATCTCCGCCTTCTGCAACTGTGGCCGCAGTGCTGTTCGCCGTAATCTTAGGAATCGACACCGTCATTCCGTAGCTACTAAGCGGACGAGTGCCGCCGCAAGCTTCGATGACCGGACGATCTGAATTTGTATTCTGTGCAACGTCGCGGACATAAGAGACCGGTGAAAAAGCTGGATTTGTTGTGAATGAATCATCCGCAGCTAATACATATTGACGAGAATCTTCGTTGCCGAGCTTTGCTTTGATTGTGTGTTCAAGATATGAGCCACCGGTCGTGATTGGTGAACGTGGCTTTGATGTGAATCCGCCGATTGGCTTTGAGTTGGCTGTAACTGACTGAGCGGCTTCTACCGTCTCCACGGCTGAAGCGTCTGTGACGGTGTTTTCCACTTCGTCTCCTTCTGTTGGTATTACATCCGACTCCACGGTGGAATCAGAATCTTCTGGTGTTTCTTCTTCGCCCTCTGTAGCTGCGACCTCTGAGACTCTTGCAGATCGCACGGCTGGCTCTGTGACAAGTGCGACGCCTGTGAGCTCTCCCATGAGAACGCGCATCGTGCCGTCTTTTTCCATGACATATTCATCCACTGCTAATTCGATGGAGAATCCGTCGCGGAGTCCATCCATGGCCTCAGCGATGGCGTCAGATCCGGCTGTCGTATTCGAGATTTTAAAGCTGGCATCGATTGAATCTTCGTTGAGAGTCATATCGAGAGTCTTGCCAATTGGTCGAGTGCGATCGTGTTCAAGATTGAGCTTGACCGGTGATGGCTTGATCGATCCTTTTGCGAAGATGACTTTGCCGGTTGAAGCATTGGCTGGCTCTTCGAATGCAACGATGCGTCCAGTGATGATTCGAGTTTCCGAATCCGCAGCTGTGATCGTCATTGGTGTAATTAGCTTCATAGCAGCATATCCTCTTCTTCTCTGATTTCTTCAACGCTCATCGCGCCGATTCTGTTGAGTATTTCGTACACTTGCGCGCGCTCGTGTGGGTTGCCGCGCAAGAAGTCATCGAGATCGAATTTCACTTCGTTTCCGAGTGATGTGAAATCTTGAAAAGATAGACGCTGCTCGATTATGCTCATGTAATTTCTAAAAGCGAAATCGACGAGATCGCGCCTTTTGTCTAAGGCGTTGGAGTATGTGAAGCTTGATTGTTGTGAGTCTGTGAAATATGCCGGAATTCCGCAAGCGCGTGAAAGCTCTAAGCTGACATAGTTGCGGCCTTCATTTAATTGAATCGATTTAGGATCGAAGCCCATTGTCTCCATTGATACATCTGCATTCAGATACACGACTGACTTCTTTCGACGTGCGCCGAATGCTGAAAGTAATTTTGCAACGCGATCAGCCGGCAGCGATGTGCCATTGGATTTGAGAATCATCTGTGGAATTGGATCGATAGCGAAATCCATCGCCGCTTTTTCTAGCGCGGCAGCTGCGCGGATTGTGCGACCAGCGCGAGATAGCAATCCTTCATCATTACCGGCGAATACGACTAGCTCATTTGGGTCGATGTATTGACCATCTACGGTGTAATAGCTGACTTCGTATCCCATGCCGGTCGTTGTAATTGTTACGCGTTCGGCTGCAATTCTTTCCATCGCGCGGATTTTTCCGGTATCTGCATATCTCTCCATAACGCGAGCAAACGCATACGGATGGAAAAAGAGATCGGAAATTATCCAGCTCCAGAATACTGTGCCAGCGATCCGCGGATCGGGTTGATTGATTACGCGCGGCTGTGCAACCTGTTCACCTGTTGCGATATTGCGAGTCTTCATTGGTAGCGAAGCAATTGTCTGCATTACTGAAAGAGCGCGCGCCACTGTTGGCACACTCATAGCTTCTGCGCGAGTAGCTTGCGCAAAGCCGGAGAAAAACATTGAAGACGTTTCTGAATAATACGGAGCAATGCTCGAAGCTTCTACGTCGCTCGTGTTTTCCGGCGCGTTCGTTTTTACCGATGCGAATCTGTCTAATAATCCCATGCGTGAATTCTAAGTCACGCGGTACACCTAACCGACCATGATGTCAAGATCCGACTCTGGCCGTGTCGCAAAGTGTGTGACCAGAGCTGCTCCAACAGCTGCGCAGACTGTAGCTTGCGAAGCTCTGCGACCGATGACCCATCCGCCGTCTCCATAATTTAATCTTGTCGCTGATAGAATCTGCTTGGAGAATTCTGCTTGATTTTTGTGAACGAACCTCTTTGACGTCACACTGCCGAGAAGCTCGTCGCAGCTTTGTGAATACTCACTTCCATCGATGGCCACGACCTTGATTCCGGCTGGCTGTAATCTGGCGGCAATCGCCGAAGACGTGCGCTTTGAATATGCCACGCATTCCGTCGGATACATCCGAGTGTATGGCGCGATGTCATTGGCCACAGCTAGATCGTCCAGATTGATTGGATTTTGCCATGTGTGCAGAAGCTTGACAAAGAATTTGTCGTCGCCAATTTTTTGAGCGGCCACGAGAGCAGCTGCGCGTCTATCCGGTGCGCAGTCGATTGCCATCCATGTCTGCTTCTCCGGATCGAGATCGATTGTCTCATCCGAGCACTCATTCCATTCTTGCGATGGGATTGCGCTGGATATTGTTGCAACCCATCGGCAGAGCACTTCAGTGCGCACGACGTCCGGTGGATCATTGAGCACAGCTTTGAGATTGTCGATGTGTATTGTGTGGCCGAGTGCTGGATTCGCAGATCGCCATCCATCGACGTTGGAGATGTCATCTGTGTGCGATGACCATTCAGTGTAAAGAATGTCATCTGCTCCGCCTGCAGCTGCGACCATGCCGCGCTCGCGCAATTGGTTGAGAATTACAGAATGTTGATCGCCGGCATTCGAATACGTCCAGAGCTGCGGAGCTTCCGCGGCCATCATGGTATATCGAAGCGATGCCCATGTGGATTCATCTTTGAGCTCGCGAGTCTCATCGATGTGCACGAGCTCCGGCTTTGAAATACCACGCGCCGCCGATGCTCCAGCTTTGACCATGTACCGGCCGCCGCCATGTTCGGCCAAAAGTTCGATCTCTTCTGATCCGTGAGCCCATCGAATGCGCTTAACCTTTTTTGCAAGCTCATCATTCTCTTCAATAATGTTCACGAGATCGCGGAATGTTTCCAGAGAAGTCGTGAGCCGGTGAGCTGTGCCGATCTGTAGCTTCTTTTGGTAAAGAAAAAGATTCGCCAAGATTTGAGACTTCATAAGTGTCGTCTTGCCATTCTGTCGAGCTACGACAATGCAGACCAATGGATGAGCTGGCCGGCCGTCGGCTTTATATTTTCCGGCTTCGATTGTGACCCACTTTTGCCAGTCGAGCATCTTGATCCCGATGGAATCTGCGAAGTCGATGACTTCTTGGCCGCGAGTTGGTAAATCCAGAAGCTTTGAGTGAATTCTAGGCGTCGGAATGCCATAGAGCGTCTCTGTAGTTCTCTCTTCAACCTGTTGCAGCCGATCTGAGCCTACTACGACCAGTGACGGTCGCTTTGAGTCCTCTGGAGTCCTAGTCATGCTTTTTGGAGTCGTTTGGTGGTGAAAGAAGACCTCGGGAGAGAGTGGCGTTCTTCTTCCT